AATACGGCCGCTAAGCAGTTAGACGATTTTACAACTGGATTAAATAAATTAGGCTCTATCGCCGGCGCCCGTATGTATAACATTTACGAAACATATCTTCGTTATGATATTGATGACGATGGTATTGATGAAGAATTAGTCGCTTGGGTAGAAGATAAGTCAAAACGAATACTTAGACTTACATATCTTGAACGAGTAGGGCCAGGCGGTAAACGACCTTTTGTACTTAAAAAGTTTATTCCACAAGCAGGGCCGTATGGAAAAGGCCTTGGAGAAGTACTGTATGGGTTAAATAACGAGCTTGATTATATTCACAATCAACGTCTTGATTATGGAACTCTTCAAAATTTGCCCTTTTTCTTTTATAGAGCTGCATCAGGTTTAAATCCGGTCGAAATTCGATTAGGACCGGGCATGGGCATTCCTGTGGACGATCCTCAAGGAGATGTTAATTTTCCAAGATTAAACGGCGGAACAACTTACGGATTTCAAGAAGAAGCTCAAGTTACCAGATATGCTGAAAATGCTTCCGGTATTACGGCGTTTACTTTAGGTAATATGCAATCGCAAGGAGCTACGCGAACAGCAACTGGAACAGCTGCTCTTGTTAACGAATTAAATGCAAATATTGATATCCATATTAAACGATATCAACAAGGGTATAAGAAAAATCTGTATATTTTAGATCTTCAACTTCAAGACCTACTCCCGTTAGGTACTATTATTAGAGTCGTAGGATTTGATGGCCAGGATATTTATAAGCGATTTGAAAATCGTGAAGCCATTAGATGGCAAGCAGATTTCGAGCTTACAGCAAATAGTATCAATAGTAACAAAGCTATTGAACGTGAAACTGCTCAAATGTTGCTACAGCAATTGGCTAATCCTATTGCTTTGCAAACAGGCATTGCCAGTCAAGCTAACCTTTATCAAGCATACAAAAATCTCCTTCAAAAGTTTGAAATTAAAGACATTGATTCTTATATTACAAAACCTCAAGATGCTCCTGATAGCCCGTTTGACGCTAAAGATGAAATTAACATGATTATTGCTGGAGTAACTCCTCCCTTAGTTGTTAAAGATCGTCATGAAGAAAAATTAGCTTTCTTTGATGAATTTGAACAAAGTGAAGATTACAGTTGGATGACTGAGGCACATTTACCCCTTTATTTAAAGGTACGTCAGTATCATGAACAAATGGCACAAGCTATTGCAGCTCAAGCTCAAAACCCCCTTATTCAACAAGGTATTACGAATCCCGCTTTAGCAGGACAATTAGCAGCTGGAGCAGGCGCACCTAACGGCGTTGCCCAACAACAATCAGATTTAGGTCAAACCGGTGGTCAACTTAATCCAAATGGAGGTTAAATCTAGTCTATATCGCTATTTAGCATGTTAGACTGTTACCATCATGAAAGATGACTTAAAAGCTAAGTTATTTTATGATCTTATGACGTTTGAAGCGTTTACCGCGCAGATTGCGTTAGAAGATGAATTAATAGAATCCTTGCAGAATAAATTGCTAAATATTGACCCAAAGTCAGATGTAGCTTTTGAATATGCAAGAGCTCGAGGCTCCCTAGAAGCTCTTAAAGGCATTAAGGCCAAAAGAGAACGATTTATGGAAGACGCTCGTTCGAGAATCAGAAACTCGTAAAAAAGGAAACTAAACACATGAATGACAATAACTCATTTAATGATACAACCTCTGCCGAAGGTATTCAAAATACTCAAGCAGCCGCGACTGAAGCTACAACTTCAGCCTCGTTAGAACAAAAACAAGATCCCATCAAAAATTTAAAAGGTGAGTTTCAACGCAAGCTTTCTAAATTAGATGAGAAATTAAATCAAGTCCTTAATGCTGTAAGCACTAAGGGACAAACGATATCAGAGCCAGTTGATGAAACGGCAGAAATCGATAACGGTGTAAAGCAGTATGTTTCTACAGCTTTAAATCAACAAAAACAAGTAGATGCATGGAATCAAGCTTTGGAAATGTTTCCAGAATTAAATCCAGAATCCGAACATTTTGATGATAAGTTTTATAAAGCAGTAGACGCTGAATTTTCTTCAAATCAGCGTAGAGATCCTAAAGGTCCCTTAAAAGCTGCAAAATTAATAGCCCTTGAATTAGGTAAAATTGAGCAATTAACTCGTCAATCTTTATTGAAAGACGAGGCTCGACGTAGCCGAATTATATCTGAAGGCGGAACAACTTCTAGAGAAGCAAAAAAGGATAAAGATCCTGCCGCACAGTTTAATGTTAAAGGATTAGCTAAGTTAGGTATAAATCCTGAAAAGCTAGCCCAACGAATTAAAAACAATAAAGATAAATACGAAGGACTTTAATTATGGTAGAAAAAAAACGTACGGTATACCGAGAAGGTAATAGATTAGATTTTCCTGAACATATGTTAGATAGATCTCGCTATGGATATAAATGGCGATCAGCAGAACGGCTTGCCGGTATGACTGATGGCTATGATCCTAAGGGCTGGGAATTATTTAAAGATAAAGATGGAAAACATGTTCGTAGAGATGACCTTATCTTGGCTCAAATGCCAATAGATATGTGGAAAGCTATGAAAGAACAAAAAGACGAAGCTCGTGAAAATCAAACGAGACTTCTGTTTGATCAACAAGCTGCTGAAATGGATCGAGATTCACATGAATTTCGTAAAAAAGGCGGCAAAGTAAAATTTGAATTTAAACAAGAGTAGTTAATTACTACTCACAACAAGGAGTTATAAATATATGGCTAATCTAAATGCTCCACGAGGCTTTATTCCGATTAAATCAGCTTCTGGAGGCGCGCACGTCGCTGTAAACTACTACACCTATGCATCAAATGCTACTCGAATTGGAAAAGGCGATTTACTCGTTCTTACTTCGGGCGGTGGAGTTGCGAAAGAAACAAGTGCAGTAGCAGTCGGTCCCTGGATCGGTGTTGCTATGTGCGATAGCGGAGTTATCTCTGCTCAAGGTACTATCCCGGTCTGTGACGACCTTAACCAAATCTATGAAGTTCAAGGACCTTCGGCTACTCTTGCTTTAACGGATCTTAACCGAATTGTTAAAGTAGATGCTTCGGCCGCTGCTAACAGCTCCACTGGACTCTCAGGTGCTAAACTTACGAATACCGCAGCTACGGCTTCTAATGGCGTTCGTATTTTAAGACTTTCTCCAACTCCTGGTAACGCTTTTGGCGCTTATCAAAAACTTGAAGTTAAACTTAACAGCACCAACTCAGCCCCAGGCTATCCTGGCGTTTAATTGGAAGGATGAAATAAAATTATATGGCACTTAACTTAGAACAAAATTTTAGAAACTTTTTCGGAGTCGATGCGCTACCTGCTCTTGACGAAATCTTTTTCGATAACTATGAGCAAGCTGAAGATCCGAGAAAAATGCTCTTTAACATGGAATCTACGGATCGCGAACTTGTTCAAAAGGCTGGAGTTACGTCTCTTGGTCTTTTAAACATCGTATCTGAAGCTTCTCAAGCTCCAAAAGATAGCTTTAACCAATCGTTTAGCAAAAACTACTCGATTCTTAAACTTGCTAAAGCTATTGGTATTTCGGATGAAATGATTCAAGATGATAGATTTGACATGATTGCTAAAATGGTTAAATCTCTTGCTCGTTCTTCCCGAGAAACCCAACAATTTACTGCTATGAACATTTTTAACAATGCTTTCGGATCAGAACAATCTTGGGACGGAGTTTCGATTATTTCTGCTTCGCATCCTACGGAAGTTGGAAACCAATCGAACTTGCTTACTGCTGCTGACCTTTCTTATAGCTCTCTTGCAGTTGCTGAACAACTTTTCCGATCATTCCAAGACGGACGAGGAAAACAATTACTTATTAAACCTAAGTATTTGTTAGTTTCTGAGTCGGATCGTCAAAATGCTATCGAAATCGTTCAATCTCCGTATAAAGCCGGAACCGCGAATAACAACGTAAATGCTCTTGGTGTTGATGGTGGATTAACTGTTATCAGTTCTCCTTACCTCACCGATAGCGATGCGTGGTTTTTGCTTTCAGATCCTATGGATCACGGTCTTCGTATCATTGATAGACAATCTTTAACCACTAAGATGTATGAAGATGTTCTCGCTGGCGTTATGTACTATAAAGCTCAATATCGACAAGCTTTAGGTTGTGACGAATGGCGTGGTATCGCTGGTAATCAAGGCGTTTAATTAAAATAGAGAAGGCAAGCCTTAGTAAATAGCTGGGGCTTGCTAACTCTTATTTGGAGATATAAAAATGGCAGATATTCAAACATTTACGGGACTTACAAACGTAAGAACCGAAGGCGCAGTTGCGACTGACTCTTTAGCAGTTTCTACTTCAGCCTCTTTTACCGCTCTTGATTCAAGTAAATCACTTGTAATTATCAGTGGATCGACTATTGCTTTTGCTATTCGAGGTATTACGGCAGGAGTTGATGGACAACGAATTAGTGTAATTAATCTTGGAACTGGTGTTATGACTATAGCTCACCAAGCTACTGCAGCTACCGCAGTTAACCGAATTATCAGTTTAACTGGCTCGGATGTGGCTTCTACAGGAGCCGGCGCTGGTGAATTAGTATATTCAACATCGCAATCAAGATGGATTCTTATTAACGCACAGGCATAATTATGAAAAATCTCTTAAAAGCTAGTAAAAAGCCTGTTATGAGAGCAGAGAGGGCTAAAAACCCTTCTCTGCAAGGCTCATCTGGGATTCCTCAAATTCCAGCGGTACGGCCCTCGTATCAAAAAAATAAACCAATGCCTAAAGGCATTAAATTAGGGAAACATTAATTATGGCAACAGGTGCTTTTGATCCTAATTGTATTGTTCCAGTAGTTGCAAACGTTTCTGTGTCAAATACCGCGGTTCCGTTAAAAACAAGTTCGACTTTAGCAGTTAAATTTACAATCTGCAATCCTACTTCCAATGGAGTTAAGCTTTGGATTGGTGATTCGACTGTAGCTGCAAATAAAGCTATTGCAGAGTTGGCGTCTGGAAGTTCAGTTACTTTTGGTCCTGATGAAATTATTGGTGGAAGACAAAAAGTTAGCTATGATTTAGCTCGTTTTTATGTAATCACTACTAGTACTTCAAAGGTAGCCTGCCTTACAATTTATAGTAAGGGTGGAAGTAACGGTCCGTTCTAAACTAGGAGACATTTTTAATGTCTACAGATTATACACACTTTGACCGGCTAGCCTTTAATCAGCTTTTTGCTTACGGGCGAGATGGCCAAGAGAATTTGCTTATTAATTCTGTTGGAGTATTTGTCGGCACCTTAAATATTACTGGAAATTTATCGGTTTCTAGGATTGTTACCACAAATCCGTCAGCTATTGCAGCTTCAGCAGCAAGCAATGCAATTTTAGTAGTTGGCGGAACAAATAATGTAACTGGAGCAACTCAAGCTGGTATATTTACAGCCATGAAATCGTCCACAGCGACGACTATATATGCTTTTCAAGCTGGGTCTGGTGTTGGATATACTGGATCAGGAACCCTTGGAGCAGCTGTTGGTTTTAAATCTAGCGGTTTTTCTAATACAGGCTCCGGAACAATTAATAGAACAATCAATTTTGACGCAACTGCCTCCACAACAGGCGCTCTTGGTAATGCCGTTCTTTCAGATAATTCAGCTTTTAGTGGAAACTACTTTATACACCAGGCAGGAACAACCGCAAGTGTATTTGGTGGATCTATTTCTGCAGCAAATTTATCTGGAACAAATACGGGCAATGTAACGATTAGTACAGCTAATGGACTATCTTTGGCTGGACAAGCACTGTCAATGGCTGTAGCTGCTTCAGGTACTATTGGTGTTTTAGATATTAGCTCTCAATCTATTGGAGGATCTAAATCCTTTTTAACGGGAGCCAAAGTTGGCACATCGTCATTAATTAGCTCTGAAATCTTTACAGTACATAATACTGTTACTACAAATGCGGCATCAATTGCCAACTTTTTTCAAGTTACCGCAAATGTAGACGCAGCTTGGTCTCAAGGTGGTTCTGCAACGACCTTAAGTCGGCATATTCGTCAAATAACAAATTCTCAAACAGATACGGGCACTTATAGAGCAGGTTATTTTCAAAATCGATTTGTAGTACCCACGTCAATGACCCTTACAAATTCAGCCGGAAGAGCAGCTACCCTTACTGTAGATGCTCCAAATATTTCCGGAGGCGGAACACTTGCAGTAACAAATTTTTCTCAATTATTTATTGCAGCTACTTCCCAGGCTACTGGAACAAGAAAAACCGGATTAGTTATAAATACTATTTCAGGAGCAACTAATAATGCTTTTATTTCCGATAATGAAAGCTACACTGGTGATTATTTTATAAATAGTACGTCAACAAATCCATCCGTGTTTTCTGGACCTATGACTATTGGATCTACAAGTTCACAGCAACATACATTTAACAGTCAAACTGGCACAAATGGAGCTGTTACAGTATCAATGACAAATGCCCCAACAGGCGTTGCAACTACTCCTAAAGAGTATATGCAAATTACATACAATGGAAATACTAGGTATATTCCATTAATTGGTGTTTAATTATGGCTTCATCTCCCTATCAAAATTTAGGAAATTTAAGAGTGGCAATTGTAAACGATGCAAAAGAAGCTACATCAGCCGCTTTAGTCGCTCAAGTTAATCGATGGATTAATGAAGGGTATGAGCAAGTTATTCTTCGTAAAAAACGAGAATGGCTTGATAATACTCTTTCCTATCAAGTTAGTTCAGCTGTTCAAGCTGTTTGTCAAGTAGTTAAAAATTCAACTTCTATTACATTTCCATCCAGTGTCACGCTTCCTGTTCTCACGGGAAACGCTGGATATATTTTTTATAATACGGGATATAATGAAGTTTATCAAATAAATGGTATAAATGGACAAACTATAAATATTTCAACAGCTTATACTGGATCCTCTAATACAGCTGCAAGCGGAGTTATTGCTCAAAATTTTATCAAATTAGAAACAAGTTTTAGACATGTTTATAAATCATTTCATAACTTTGCAAATGAGCCCATGATTGAAGTTGGTCCTCAAAAAATGGTAGATATTAAAGAAAGGTATGGCCCGCAGTTAGATTATGCCGCATATTGTACAATATTTGGGCAACAATCTTCTGATGGTAAATTAAATTACTTTTTTTATCCTTATCCATTTCAAACCTATAACATAACATTAAATTATAATCAATACGTTACACCTCTATCTGCTGATTCAGACGAGCCTCGAATCCCGATGCAGCATCGTCAAATTTTATATCATTATGGTATGTATAAATTATTTTCTTATCATCGAAATGAAGCTAAAGCAGCTGAAGCATTAACAAATTTTAATACTATGTTAGCTAAGATTGATGGAGAAACAAAACCAGAAGCTGATTTTCCAAAGATTATGGTTTCTTACAAACGCGGCAGTAAGCGAACTTTTTTTCCTTCTTTTGATAATAGGTATAGAGAGGATCCATAATGGGTCTACAGTATAAACCGCTGTATCCCTGGTTAGGTGGGTTAAATACGTCTCAGGATCCGATTATATTAGATCCTCAAAACCTAACAACAGCTGATAATATTATTTTTACTACTTCCGGTTCTCGACGTAAGCGAGGAGGAACTAGTAGATATAACACAGCTGCTATAGGGACTTCCGCGTCTAGTGTTTTGTATTTTACGCCCTATTGGGCAGTAGTTTCAAATGTTAAACGTGAAAGGTTTGTATCGGTTACTGCTGATGGTAAGGTATATAGATCTGTTCCTGAATCGGGAACTTGGTCT